GAAATCAATGCTATTCCTAAGCAGAAAGAAACCAAAGGTTCTAGCAAAGCTGATCCTTTAGCAGGTGTCGACATTGACGGCATGACTGTTGAAGAAATTGCTGATGAAATCGGCAAAACAGTAAGAGGCGTGAAAACAATGCTTACTAGAAGAGGCTTACAGTGCTCAGACTATAACGGTGCTGCTAAAAAAGAAATAGGTTAATACCTATTCATCATTGGGCGAGCTTCGGCTCGCCTTTTTTTCAACTTAATTTGATTCGGGAGAAGTCAAATGACATTAGAGAGTGCATTACTCAAGCAAATACTTGCGAACGGAGACTTTGAGACTTGGAATGGTCTTAAAGAACATTACTTTCCAGAAGGAGAGTATCGTAAGTTATGGCGAGTAGTAGACAAACATGTACACAAGTACAATAACCTACCTACCTTTGAAGACTTGAAGCTAGAAGTGCGTTCTCGTGATTTGCAAGAGAAAATCTATGCAATCGAAACCGTGGAAACAGATGTCGAGTCCATACTCTTATTGGACTATCTGAAAAACCAATTCACACAATCTGAAATATTATCAAAAATAGAAAACTATGTAGACCATCAAGTAGCAATCTCTGACGCTAGAGAAAATATAGACTTGTTGCAAGAAATTGTCGTACAAGTGGAAGATGCAGTCGAAACAAACGACGAAGCTGACGACATGAACACAGTTCCTTTATTTGATACAGATGAAGATTTAGCAAAATTTTTACCGCTCGGTCTAAATCAAGAGTACGACTTAGACTATACCTTTTCTCCCAAAGACTTGGTCGTTGTTGGTGGACATCGTGGTGGAGGTAAGTCCTTCACATGTTGTAACATCGCTGCTGCCGCACAAGAAAGAGGCAAGTCAGCACTCTATTTTACTATCGAAATGGACACTAGACAAATGTTACAGAGAATCTGTGGCATACAAACTGGTATCAACAGTGGTCGTATCAAAGCAAAGAATCTTACTCCTATGGAGTGGGATAAAGTTGCTCAATGGTGGGCTAATAGATTCGATAATGGAACAGAAGCGTATAACGAATGGAAAGATCATGAGGATTTTGATAAGTTTCACTATCAACTTAGTAGAAACAAATTAGCAGATATCCCTCAAATAGATATACATTACGACCCTTCTCTTACACTAGCTAAAATTATTAGTGTAGTAAGACAGAAGCAAGCCCAGTTACCTAACTTGGGTATCGTAATAGTAGACTATCTAAACCAAGTAAAACGCCATAACGCACCAAATCGTCAAGGTCAATATGATTGGACTGAGCAAATCGAGATCTCAAAAGGTCTCAAATCTCTCGCACAAGAGAGTAAAGTTCTAGTTCTCTCCGCTTTCCAGACTAATGAGAAAGGAGAGGCAAGATTCTCGAAAGGAATCTTGGATGCTGTTGATGCTGCTTACAGTATTCAGCATTGGGGAGACACAGAGCCTTGTATTAAGTTTAAGTGTGACAAGATGAGGAGTGGTTCAATTGAGCCGTTTACATCTGAAATGAACTGGGAGACACTAAAGATCGGGCCTCACACAGCCTTAGACCCAGATGAAAAAACAGAATTAAAAGAAACAATGACAACAGGAGAGGATGCCTACGACTTATGATATTATATACTGAACAACAACTCGAAGAAGCGTGGCATTGTCATTGTGCAGAAATTGCATATAGTAACCAAGAAAGTATAGTACACATAGACTTTCCAACCTTGGAAGATTTTAGACGTATTTATGAAGAAACAATAGAAGATATACACAATGGTCATACATGATAAAAAAAGTTGTTTTATTCATATACCTAAGTGCGGTGGTATTTCTATTGCTCGTGCTTGGTTAGCTCAACAAGATAAAAAGTTTATGTTCCAACATAGAAATTGGCAAGGTGGACTACAAGCAGATTTTATTAGAGAAGGAGTAAACAAAGCAACAAAAGGAACAGTATTTAATAATATACATGCAACTTATGACCAGTTAGCATTACAGTACCCAGACTATAAATACTATACTGTAATTAGAAATCCACTAACTAGGTGGGAAAGTCTTTACAAACATAACTGTGATGAAGGATTTATAGTAGACTGGGATATTATAACTTGGACAAGAAAAGCAATACAATCACTAGAGAATGGTGCGTACTTCGGGACTATACAGAATTTAGATTTATTTGAAAAAAGTTTAGTTAGAATGGGAAGTTACCATGTGATGTACTTACCTGCATGGGTATATTATAGAGAGCCTGAAGTAGAGGTACATAAACTAGAGAACCAAACAATTTGGAAAGAAATGGGATTGATGAAAAACATTCACCATGCCTCTATAACACAACTAGCAGGATATGATACTCAAAAAGTATATAATCTAATATATAATTACTACAAGAAGGACTTTGAAAGATGGCAGATGACAGAGTAGCACGAGAAAGTGCCGAACAAATACCTTTAGCACCACATACTTGGTATGTAAAAACCGTAGGGTGGATGTTAGAGCAACCAAAAGTAAAAGAAAACATTATGAACGTACCTTCCAACGAGCCGTTGAAAGAAGCCTTGAAGAAAGAAGGTGTGCGTTCTCCTCTACTAGTTATGCCTAACTGGTACCCAATAGCAGGTAGTCAACGTCTTAGAGTCCTAAGCGAGATACCTGAACTACACGAACAAGAAATAAGAGTGTGTAGATTCGATCAAGAGTGGTGGCTACACTACTATCTATGGCCAGACCATGAGTTTAGAGATAAAGCTGTAGCTGTCTGGTTTCAAATGGCAGAGTTGGTTTGGAAGTCTAGGTACTATGAAAATGATGAAAAGTTTCGAGAGTACGAGCGACTTGGAGATCAATTGAAATGGAAGCATAAGTCAAAACTAACGGAAAATAGTTCTTGACACAATCTTAAAATTTTGATATAATATATATAATTATGATAGCAGAAGAACTCTTAAGAGAAAAGAAAATAGATTACCGCATCTCAGGACGAGACGCTGTAATATCGTGTCTGAACCCAGAGCATGATGATAGTAACCCTAGTATGAGAGTGGATAAAGTAACAGGTATATTTAACTGTTTCTCTTGTGGGTACAAAGGTAATCTGTTTACATACTTCGGTGCACCTGCTTCTCCACTAGAAGTTCGTATGCACAGAATCAAAGAAAAAGTAAATAAAGTTAAAAGCGAAACTGTCGGAATCCAACTCCCAAAGGATCGAGTACCGTGGAAAGGTGGTGGAATCAGAAATATATCTGAGGAGACTCTTGCAATATGGGGAGCGTTCACATGGAACGTACCTCAATTCGAGAATCGTATCATCTTTCCTATACGCGACATCCGAGGAAAGACAGTGGCTCTGATTGGTAGAAGTCTGGACGACTTCAATATGAACAAGTATTTCATATATCCGAATGGTGCAGAGATGCCATTCTGTCCAGCTAAAATAAAACCAATACAGAATAGAGTTATATTGGTGGAGGGTATCTTTGATGCTCTTAACCTTTGGGACAAAGGTCTCAAGAATACAGTGTGCTGTTTTGGTACACAACAAGTTAATTGGGTCAAGCTAAGTCTACTTAAACTCCAAGGAGTACAAGGAGTAGACATTATGTTTGACGGGGATGAAGCGGGTGTAAAAGCTGGCGAGATGGCAAAAGGCTTGGCAGAACAACTAGAGTTAAGTGCTAGAGTAGTAAAACTACGAGATAATATAGACCCTGGCAATTTAACAAAACCAGAAATACAAAGATTAAAGGAAAAATTATATGGCTAAAGTGGCAATAATAGAAAAAACAATGTCAAGTACTAATTATGATAAGTACTTTGACTTCGAGTATGACCGATTTGCGTTATGCTCAGATAGTGGTAAACAAAAAATTCTGAAAAGAGATGTAGATATCGAAATCGATACAGACTCGTACGATTGGCTTATTCTTGTAGGTTCTGAACCTTTCAAAATGTTTACTAGAAAGACATCCATAACAGAGTACAATGGAAAAATTGTTGATGATAAGTTTTTAGCTTTAATCAACCCTGCTATGATAAAGTTCAAACCAGAAGCAAAGAAGTCGTTCGAGGAAGCAGTCGAGAGTATAACGGGATATGTAAGCGGAGAACTAACACAGAAGTCGCTAGGCGATGATAAATGTTTTGGTATCGAAGACACAGCAACTCTTCATAGATATCTAAAAGATGCCTTAGAGTACCCTTTAGACTATATCGCACTTGACTCAGAGACTTCATCTCTCTATCCGAGAAATGGGTATATGCTTGGTTTCTCTATGTCATACAAGAAAGAACATGGAGTATACGTAGACTGTGAGTGTATTGATGGCACAGCAGAACTACTTATGCAAGATATATTTAACAAGAAAAGAGTAGTATTTCATAACAGTAAGTTTGACTTACAATGGTTTGAGTATCATTTCAACTTTGAGTTCCCACACTTTGAAGATACAATGCTTATGCATTATATGTTTGATGAGAACCCAGGTACACATGGTCTTAAGACTCTTGCAATCAAACACACAGATTATGGAGACTACGAAGCAGAACTTGATAACTGGAAAGCAGACTATATCAAAAGAACAGGAATCCTCAAAGGAGACTTTAGTTATGATTTGATTCCTTTTGAAGTTATGAAAAGTTATGCTGCAATGGATGCCATAGTAACATTCTTGTTGTTTCAAAAGTTTGAAGCAGCTATATTGAGAAACGAGAAACTATATTGGGTATATAAGAATCTTCTAGTAGAAGGTGTTAGATTCCTGAAAGATGTAGAATCTAATGGTGTTCCTTTTGACAAGACTCGTCTAGAGTTTGGTCAGAAAAGAATGGGCGAAGATATACAAAAAGCAGTAGACGCCCTACAAGAGTTTCCTGAAGTCAAAGCATTTGTTGCGGCTAAGGGTGGATTTAATCCTAACTCAACTCTACAGCTTAGAAGTCTATTGTTTGATTACATAGGCTTAGCCCCAACGGGTAAGAAAACGGGTACTGGTGCTGATAGCACTGATGCCGAAGTATTGGGTATACTAGCAGAACAACATGATGTACCAAAACATATCTTAGAGATTAGACAGAAAGTTAAAATCAAGAATACATATCTTGATAAGATTATCCCTAACCTTGACATAGATTCTAGATTGAGAACAAACTTCAATCTTCACGGTACAACTTCAGGTAGACTGTCCAGTAGTGGTAAACTAAATATGCAGCAGCTCCCAAGAGACAATCCGACAGTAAAGGGTTGTATCAAGGCGAAGGCTGGACATAAGATAGTCGCGATGGACTTAACAACCGCAGAAGTATATTGTGCTGCAGTACTTGCTAAAGACAGAGGCCTACAGAATGTGTTTAAGTCTGGGGGTAATTTTCATAGTACAATTGCAAAACAAGTGTTCAGACTTCCGTGTGAGGTAGAACAAGTTGCAGAACTATATGGAGACAAAAGACAACAAGCAAAAGCTGTTACCTTTGGTATCATGTACGGAGCAGGCCCGAAAAAGATTAGTGAGCAGGTCACTAAAGATAGTGGTACTGAGTTTTCTATGCAAGAAGCACAGTACGTTATCAAAGATTACTTTGAGGCTTTCCCTAAACTGCGAGAATGGTTGAATAATATGCAGAAGTTTATTCAAGCCAATGGTTTTATTTATTCTCATTTCGGAAGAAAGAGAAGACTACCAAATGTATTCTCGTCAGATAAGGGAATCGCAGCTCATGAAGTAAGGTCAGGAGTTAATGCACTCGTACAGTCTGTATCATCCGACATCAATCTGCTTGGTGCAATCGATACACAGAAGTATATTCGTAAGACTGGTATGAAAGCAAAGATATTTGCACTAGTGCATGACTCCATCTTAGCAGAAGTTCCTGATGATGAAATAGAACTCTATAGTAAGAAACTGAAAGAGTTTATCCAAAAAGATAGAGGACTGTCAATACCTGACGCTCCAGTTGGCTGTGACTTTGATGTTGCGGACGATTACTCTCTTGGTAAGTTTAGTAAGTTATACGGATTATGAGTTTAGTTACAGTAATCAAGCCTTATGAAGAGTTAAACATAGATGAGTTGTATCGAGTTATACAGCTTAGAATACAAGGCTTCATAGTGCGAAACGGAACTTGTTATCAAGACCTAGAAGCATATTACGACAAAGAGCAGTATTATATGATGACGTATGATACTGTTCTTGGTTTAGACCCACAGCTTATGGTGGGTGTAAATGCTTTGTGTACAAACAAAGTATTTACAGGGGATGATGGTACAGAGTATCGTTATCCTGCATTCCGTAGACAATCATGGGTTGACGCCTACAAAGGTGGAGCGTCAACTTATGACCTTAATATAGGCAAAGAGTTCTGTGAAAAAGAATTTGATAGTCCTAACATGATGTGTGAAATAACATATGAAAGGGGCAGACAAGTCTTTTTAGATTTTGGAATGAAAGAAATAGGGACTAACGTAGACCCAGCGGGTAGGAAAAATTGGATGTTTATATATGAATCTTAAAGAAAAAATACAAGTAAGACTAGACCAAATAGAAATGCTAATGAAGGAAGACTATCATCTAAAGAATCCTGATGAAGTATATAATCAGACTCTGAATGTAAGTAAGTTTTGGTCAATACTATCAGAAGAAGATAGAGACTTCATACAAGGAGTACAAGGCTCAATAGAAGAGGGCTGGTCATGGAAGAAGTAAGAATAAGTAGATGTCAATTACTACAGCCTATACATTTTAGAGCAGACACTGAGTACTTACTTGACAAAGCAAACAAATTAAAGAAAAGAGCTTATACACATAAGACAGGTCAAGCTATTGATAACTATAAATTTGCACATTTTCATAACGACCAAATACAAGGCTTTTTAGATACTATGCCTTTTCTTAGTAGCTGTAAGTATAGAACTAGTTTTGTTTGGCTAGAAAAAGATACAGTACTACCTTGGCATACAGACAAAGGAAATAAGTGTGCAATAGTGTGGGGACTACAAGGCTGGAGAGAGTCTTGTACTTACTTTAGACCTAAAGGACACATAGGGGGTAACAGAGCAGACCATGAAAGAAAGTGGGTTTACCAAAATGCAATACTTGATACTTCTACCGAACATAAAGTAGTAGTTAAAAGTAAAGAAAAAATTATGTTTAAGCTATCTATTATTGATAAAGACTTTGATTGGGTATGTACAAACTGGAGTAACTGTTTCAAAGGGTTCAAATCTAGACCATGATTAAGTTTCCTGCATACGTACTCTCAGAAGAACCTGAAGAGATAGATGGACTATTGATTATAGCAGATCAAATAGTAGATGACAAAAATATGTCTGGAGAAACTCTAGGCATGAGAAGATTACAAAGCCCTATGAAAAGTATTTATCCACTTCGTTACCAGATTGATGATGAAGTTGGCATGATGAAACATAGAGGTAAACACTTCATTGATACTAATGGAGTATATTGGTATAACGAGAAAACAAAAACAGCAACTCTTAAATACCATAAAATAAGAAAAGTTGAAAAGAAAGACATAGCCGCAGTTGTTTGGCTAAAAGATGTACCTTTTCCTTTTGTAGAAGCAAGGCCTCCCCAAGATGGAAACTCTTGGGCAGGCTTATTGTATAAGTCAGGAATACCTTGGAAGATATGGGAATATTGTGAAGAACAAAAGAAAGATACATGGAGAAAAATTTAATGGATATAAATAAACTAAGAAGAAAATTAGAAACAAGCATAGTACTCGTAACTTTTGAGAGTTTAAAGTCAGGAAAAATACATCATAGAGAATATACTCTGTGTGAGAAGTATATGAAAGTACCAAACCATGTACTAAATCAACAGGGAGATAAGTTAATTTGCTATGATGTAGAGTTCCAAAAGTGGGAAGATATTGAGATAGATACTATACAAACTTTTACGGTGGTAGAATAATGGGTAAATTAAGACAATGGGTTTCAATTATAATAAATCGTTGGATGGAACGTTCAATGCAGAGAACTGCAAATAGATTATTTGATAAATCACAAATCCAATATAAAGATGGTGATAACACATGATAATGATTATATCAAACTTCTTTACGGAAGACCAAGCTAACTTTTTCAGAACGTACTGTGACTATGCAAGTAATAATGATAGTCTAGAAGTAAGCCTAGTTACAGGTAAAAAGAATGAGAAAGTAGATAGAAATTATTACACTCTTAGAAGTCATTACAAGTTTATGGATGAAGTAAAACAACTTTCAGAAAAAGAATTTGCAGAGACTTTATATTTTCAAAAATACACTTTTGGTCATATAATGCACTATCATACTCCAGGACAAGGACTTGAGTGGCATGCAGAACCTAATATTGCAACAGTATCTGTATCTGTAAATTTATCAAAAGACCATGAATATACAGGAGCAGAGTTTCAAATAAAAGATGAACAGATACACTTACCATATAAAGCTGCAGTATTCTATGCTAGTAATAGAATGCATAGAGTTACGCCTTTAGGGAGTGGACAAAAGAAAAGTTTAGTCATGTGGCTACAAAATAAGGAACAAAGAAAATGTGCGGATTCGTAGTAACAACACGAAAAAATGATATAGAACATATGACTATGCGACAAAAGCATAGAGGTCCAACTGACCATTCCTACTGGCAAGACGAAAAGTTAGCTTTTGGTCATGTATTGTTAGACGTAAATGGAACACATCAAATACAACCATTCAAAACTAAGAAGGGCAACATCTTAGTTTTTAATGGAGAGATGTATGATTCTAATATTGATAATGATACTGCCTTTTTAGGAAATGGATTAGACTTATTTGGATATAGATTTATAGCGAATACAGATTGGCACGGTTCTTTTGTGTATTATAATAAAAAGAAAAACAAATTAATTATAGCAAGAGATCATTTTGGTGCAAAACCTTTGTGGATATACAAAAAGGGTAAAGATTTAACAGTTAGTACAAGTCTAAGAAGTATACATTTTAAACAGAATAATACTAAGACTCATCATATGTATATGAATAATCCCCTATGGTTAGGCAACGCTAGTCCGTATACTAATATAATTAAAGTAGCTCCTGGACAAATATGGGAATTAAACTTAGAAACTCTTAATATTGAAAGAAGAAACTTATGGGGCAACTTTACAATTGGTAACTCAAATATAAATATAAACCAATTCAAAACAAACTTAATAACTAGCATAAAGAAAGTAGCGAATACTAAACAGAAAACTGCTATATTTCTTAGCGGAGGTTTAGACAGCACTTGTGCCTTAGGCATACTAAAAGATACAAATATAGATTTAACCGCTTACATTTGTGATTATGGAAAAGAAGGTGGGCTTGTGCATGACCATGATGGATTTCGTAAAGAAGCAAAGATGGCAATCAAAACTTGTCAAGAGTGGGGAGTGCCATATAAAGTTGTAAAACTAGACTATAGTTCCGTACATCATTATCATAGAATGTGGTTAGCACATACTCACTTTCCTTGGGTGGATAGAAATAGAACAGCACCTAGGTACTCTTTATGCAAAGCAGCAAGCCGTGACGGGTGTAAAGTAGTTCTAACTGGAGATAGTGCGGATGAATTATTTACAGGCTATCAACATCATGATAGATATTATAATGATGAGTACAATAAAGAAACAATAGATCACTATGCCTCAAAACAAAAGTGGATTCCAAGGCAGATATTTAGTAAAACAGACTATAAAAACAATGCTCTTTGGTATGACTTAGTGAGTACATCAGAACAGAATATACTCACAACTGATCAAACCTGTGGTATGTGGGGAATGGAAAGCAGACCAGTGTTTCTTTCCCAAAGTTTTGTACGATACATGCTAAGTATAGAAAGTGGAGTAAAGTTCAAAACACACCCCGACCATCAGATTGGAACATATAAATATTTATTAAGAGAAGTTATGGCAGATTATTTGCCAAAGCATGTTCGTGATAGAAGAAACAAAACAGGGTGGTCATCGCCCTGGGACAATAATCATCAAGAGCTGACTAGACTATGGAAGCTACAAGATTTGGAGTTTATCTCGAATCTATGAAGGCAGTATTATCAAACAGAATCTACCTCTCAGTAGATACAAAAACAAGTTCGGACATCGAAAAGGAGCTAACTTACACGATAGCCCCTAGGATGCCACAAGATCCACCTATCGTATTTAAAACAGTACGATGGATAAAAGAAGGTTTAATTTCTATACCTGTGGGAAGAACGGATTTAATACCAGATGATTACGAAATAATCGACAAGCGCGTAACCTCGCCTGTAGAACTTCCTGACTTCAAGTTTACTTTACGACCAAGCCAGCAAAGGGTACATGACGCAATCCAAGGCAATGGTATAGTTAACGCTTGGGTAAGTTGGGGAAAGACAATAACGGCTTTAGCTATAGCGAAGAAGCTAGGTCAGAAAACATTGGTTGTTACTCATACAACCACCCTACGAAATCAGTGGGAAAAAGACGTAGAAAACTGCTTTGGAATCAAGGCAGGCAGAATCGGATCAGGTAGCTTTGATACTAAGTCTCCAATAGTTATTGGGAATATTCAGAGTTTATACCGCAAGATGGACGACATCAAACAGGAATTCGGAACTGTGATTTTAGATGAAATGCATCACGTCAGTAGTCCAACTTTTACTAGAATAGTAGATGAAATGCCAGCTTTGAATAAGATAGGCTTATCAGGAACACTAGAAAGAAAGGACGGACGACATGTGGTATTCAGAGATTACTTCGGTAATGATGTACATATACCACCAAAAGAAAACTATATGATTCCTAAGATTCATGTAATTAAGTCCGATATACGTTTCCTAGATGGAGCGTTTACACCTTGGGCAGAACGAATAAATCATCTTGCATATAATGAAGAATATGTACATAGTGTAAGTATGATTGCTGCAAAGTATGCTGCAGAAGGGCATAAAGTATTAGTAGTGTCTGATAGAGTAGCTTTCTTAAAAAGTTGTGCAGGATTGTGCGGCGATAAAGCAGTTTCCATAACAGGAGATATGGAGTTTACTGAAAGAGAAGATGTAATGAATCAAATCAAAGAGGATAAGAACATACTCTTTGGTACTCAATCAATCTTTTCTGAAGGTATATCATTAAACGATCTAAGTTGTTTAGTGCTGGGTACACCAATAAATAATGAACCTTTACTAACACAGCTAATAGGTAGAGTAATAAGAGATAAAGAAGGTAAACAACAACCTGTAGTTGTAGACATTCATCTCAAAGGAAAAACGGCAGCTCGTCAAGCAAATGCAAGATTGGGCTACTATATGAAACAAGATTACGAGGTAAATATACTATGAGTAAGAAAACAATACAGCTAAATGTACCGAAAATGCAAAAGAATAAAGTATTTTTAGCTACACCTATGTATGGCGGTATGTGTCATGGTTTGTACACAAAATCTTTGATGGACACTACATCTGTATGTATGCAACATGGATTACAGTTACAAATTTATTACATGTTCAATGAGTCCCTTATAACAAGAGCTAGAAACTATTGTGTGGCTAACTTCTTGAAAAGTGATGCAGACTATTTATTATTCATAGATAGTGATATAGCATGGAATGCAATGGACTTAATATACATGTGGCATTTACTAACAGAAAACCCAGAAAAGTTAAAAGTATTCTGTGCGTTGTACCCTAAAAAGACAATAGCTTGGGAGAAAGTATTACATGCAGCTAAATCAGGTGCTTATGATAATGACCCAATGGGGCTAGAAAAAGTAGCTGGAGATATGGTATTTAATCCTTTAGTGGAAGAGTACCCTAATGGAGAAGCTCCTATCTACGAACCAGTAAAAATTAAAGAAGGTGCAACAGGATTTATGTTTATACATAGGTCTGTCTTTGAAGAATATGACAAGCATCATCCTGAAAGATTGTACACTCCAGATCACTTGAGAGAAGGAGAGTTTCAACCAGGTGAACAGATTATGGCATACTTTGATTGTATAATCAATCATCAAAACAGATATCTTAGTGAAGATTATATGTTCTCAGAAGTAGTACGAGATATGGGAATAGACATCTATGCATTACCAATGATAGAATTAATGCATTGTGGTACGCACATCTTTCAAGGTAAACTAGCTGATATGGCACAGGCTGGAGTACATGCTACTCTCGCTCCTGAAGACGTTGGTAAAATCACTAAGCAACAGCTAGGCAGTGACCCCCAACTAGGTAATGATAATCTAAGTACAGCTGGTGGGAATGAAGCTGAGAAAAATAGTTCTTGACACGAGTTTAAAAAGTTGGTATAATATGTTACTATTTAATTGGAATGAGATAATGAAAGTAAGCAAAGGAGACATTGGTGAAATAATCCAGATTCTTCGTATAATTACTTACAAGATTAAACCAAAAAATTACTATGATAAAACTTTTAAGTTTTACAAGTATCAGTTCGGTGGTACTAGCTATATCCTAAACCCAAAGGATTTGTTAGAACACGGACGCGCATTGAGTGATAAAGAAGTGGCGGAGTATGCAGGTGTCGCATCGTTCCGTAACTATCACGACTATGTGAATACAAAAGACACCACACTAGACTTTCTGATGTCACCGATATCAGAAGAAATTATAACTAAAAACAGACTGCTTGAGTTAAAAGATGGAAGGGTACACTTTTTATTCGAGGAGACATGGAGATAAATTATGGCTATTGGCTTTAATACAACAAAGGGCTCAGCCCAAAAAGAAAAAATCGAAACTTATAACTACGCAGGTAAAGAAGACCATCATGTAAGATTGGTGGGTGACTTATTACCTAGGTACGTCTATTGGATTAAAGGGGAAAATGGAAAAAACATTCCTATGGAGTGCCTATCTTTTGATAGAAACTCAGAAACCTTTAACAATCAAGAACATGACCATGTTCGCGACTTTTACCCAGACTTAAAATGTGGATGGTCTTATGCCATTCAGTGCATTGACTACGCTGATAAAAGTGTTAAAGTTTTAAACTTAAAAAGAAAACTATTCGACCAAGTACTAGTAGCTATGGAAGAGTTGGGAGATCCAACCGACCCAGTTACAGGCTACGACATTCATTTCAAAAGAAAGAAGACTGGCCCACAAGTATTTAATGTCGAGTATCAGTTAGCAGTTCTAAAGTGTAAAGCTAGAGAACTAGAGGACTGGGAGAAGGATCTAGTGGCTAATCTTAAGTCAATGGATGACGTTCTTACTAGACCAACTGCAGATGCACAGTTAGAATTACTCAGAAGAGTTAACGACCAAGGTGGTGAAACTCCTGAGGATGTATCAAGTGAGTTTGACGTTTCATGATTTTATATACAGCAGACTGGCACATTAAGCTAGGACAGAAGAATGTACCACGCTCTTGGGCATGTACAAGATATCAGATGTTCTTTGAACAAGTACAGGAAGCAGTAGAAAATCATGGAGTTAAACTTCATATCATAGGCGGGGACTTGTTTGATCGAGTCCCTTCTATGGATGAATTGACCTTATATTTTGACTTTGTTAAAAAAGCAAATGTAAGAACAATTATATATGATGGCAACCATGAAGCCACTAGAAAAAATAATACTTTCTTTGATAATCTAATAAGAGTAACAAACGACCTTAACCCACTAGTAAGTGTGATTACGGAAACATACTATGAAGATAACTGGTGTATACTGCCTTATGCAGACTTACACAGAAAGAATAGTATAGAAAATATAGATGCAAAGTATCTATTCACCCACGTGCGTGGCGAAATACCACCGCATGTTATACCAGAAGTAGATTTAGAAAGATTTGATAAGTTCACAACAGTGTACGCAGGAGACTTACATGCTCACGAGAATACTCAACGAAATATTGTATATCCAGGCTCACCAATGACCACATCTTTCCATAGAAACAAAGTCCAAACGGGGTATCTAATTATAGATAACAGTTGGGATTGGACATGGCATGAATTTGACTTACCACAGTTAATTAGAAAGACTGTTACCGATCCGAATGAGATGGTACAAACAGACTTCGATCATACTATCTATGAAATAGAAGGAGATGTACAAGACTTAGCACAAGTCAAGAACTCCGATCTACTTGACAAAAAAGTCGTTAAACGACAGACAGATGCAACATTAACCTTGACTAACGAGATGTCAATGGAAGATGAACTAAGTGTATATCTGAAAGAGATTCTGTCTCTTGATGATGAAAAAGTAAAAAAATTAATGGGAGTTTTTAATGATTATTCTACAAAAACTGAAATGGGATAATTGCTTCTCGTATGGAGAGGACAATGAATTAAATCTATCAGAGTCGACTTTAACACAGTTAGTCGGTACTAATGGAGTAGGTAAATCTTCTATACCTTTAATATTAGAAGAAATACTATTTAACAAAAATAGTAAAAATGTAAAGAAAGCGGATATAGCAAATAGATATGTTAACAAAGGGTACGATATTAGCCTTGATTTTACTGTGGACACTGACGTATATAACATTACTGTTATACGGCGTTCTACACTCAAGTGTAAGCTAACGAAAAATGGTGAGGATATATCTTCACATACAGCTTCTAATACTTACAAAACTTTGGGTGACATTTTAGGTATTGACTTTAAGACTTTTTCACAGTTAGTATATCAAAATACTAATGCATCATTGCAGTTCTTAACTGCCACAGATACAAATCGAAAGAAGTTCCTAATTGACCTATTGAAACTTGACGACTATGTTTCTTTCTTTGAGACATTTAAGGAAGCTGTAAGGACAAATTCAGCTGATGTTACAGTCATCAATGCGAAACTTGCAACTATCTCAAAATGGTTAGAAGATAATATTCTCGAAGATAGTTCCATACTTGATAAAAAAGATTTACCATTTTACTCGGAAGAGAATGAGAAGTCTTTACGTTCTTTATTAATAGAACTTGAAAATATCACTGAAAAGAATAAAAAAATAAATCTCAATAATCAACTTAAACACCAGCTTGCTGATATAGATTTGCATGAGTACAAAAGACAACTTGCAAAATACGAAGAAGAAAAAGATACTAATGATGCTGTTTCTTCTGTAGCAACTTGGAAGTCTGAGATGGTTCATGAAGAGAGAATGCTTACAAAATATCAAAAGTTACTAACCTTAGACGATATGGTTTGTCCAACGTGTGAAGGAGAAGTTAATGAAATGTTTGTAAATAGTATGATAAAAGAACATACTGAAAGACGAGATAATTGTGAAAAATTCACACAGGAAGCGGCAAGAAAGCTGCAAAGACTAGAGGAACAAAATGCGATATATAGGACAGCCGAAAGAGAAGTGGAGAATTGGGAAGACCTCTACAGGTCTATCGACCACAACCTCACGACCACAGTCCTCTCAGAAGATGACTTACAAGAGCAAGTTTCTAAACTTAGTGAAGAAATTACCAGTGCTAAGTCGGTTCTTCAGGAAGTAATTAGCGAAAATGAAAAGAGAGAACGACATAACACAAGAGTTGGAATTATACTCGAACAAACTGCGGAGTTTCAAAGTCAGCTTGATGCACTTCAATCTGAACTATCAGGTAAAGAAGAACACTTGGCGGCACTTGAAACGCTTAAGAAAGCATTTTCTACCAACGGATTATTGGCATACAAAATAGAATCTTTAGTGAAAGAACTAGAAGTTATGACAAATGATTATCTAGCAGAGTTTAGTGATGGTAGATTTAGTATCAATTTTGTTGTTACTAACGACAAACTAAATGTAGAAGTATCAGATAATGGAAACATTATTGACATACTAGCTCTATCTAGTGGAGAACTAGCAAGAGTGAATATTGCGACATTAGTTGCAATACGAAAACTTATGACATCTATTAGTAGAAGTCAAATTAATGTCTTGTTCTTAGATGAGGTCAATCAAGCCTTAGATGAGCAAGGTAAAGAAAAAGTAGTAGAAGTTCTATTAAAAGAAGAGAGACTAAATACGTATCTAGTGTCTCATGGTTGGACACATCCACTACTAGAAAAAATAGAAATAATAAAAGAGGATAATATATCATGTTTAGATTCATAACCAAATGGTGGAATATACTAGTCGGCAACGACGTAAACAAAGATGGAAAAGTAGATATTAAAGATAGTCTTGCTAAGGCAGAAAAGAAAGCAAAGATAACTACTCAAAACATCGGGGAATAATTTAGTTCTTGACACGAGTTGAAAAACCTGTTATAATATACAATATTGGAGAAAATATGAAAGTAGAGATTTATAGTATACCAAACTGTTCTTACTGCAAGAAGGCTAAGTTCTTAGCTGACCATGTAGATGAAGTAACAGAGGTATCATATAAAATGATTGGCAAAGATTTTTCTGCGGCTGATATTCGGGATAAGTTTCCTGGAGCAAGAACATTTCCACAAATACTAGTAGACGATAAACATATCGGTGGCTATGTAGAACTGGAGAAGTTGATTGGTTAATAGTAGACGTAAGGGTCATGATGCAGAGATAAAGGCTGCAGCTATGTTAAAAAGAATTACTGGTCATGAGTTTGTACAGACTCCTGGTAGTGGCTCTGGTAAAATAAAAGGGGACTTGATGGTAGAACACAAGAAAAACCTTTTCTGTATAGAGATTAAACATTATAAAGATATGGGATTCAATCACAAAGTATTCACTCAAAAGAGTAACGTATTTGTGAATTGGTGGTCTAAGCTTTGTAAACAATCTGAACAGATGAACCAAGAGCCTTTACTTATCTTCAAAGAAAACCACTCACAGTGGTATGTGGCAACGACAAGAAAGCCACTTTACAAAAAACATATGTACATAAACTGGCTAGGGTGCTATGTCACTCTTGCTGATAAATTTTTAGAAACACAAGAGGTAAAATTTACAAATGGCGATACAATTTACGAGCCATGGAAAGCCAATCCCGAATGGGAACTTATTGATTGTTGACGGACTCAATCTAGCTTTTCGATGGAAACACCAAGGTACTACAGACTTCGAGCATGAATATGTAAGAACTGTACAATCTTTGGCAAAGTCCTATAACTGTGGAGAGATAGTCGTATTAGGCGATGGCGGTAGTAATTACCGTAAGTCTATCGATCCAGAGTACAAAGCAAATCGTAAGGAACGATATGCAGAACAAACTCCCGAAGAAGCAAAAGAATTTGAAATGTTCTTAGCGGAGTTTTCTACTACTATGTCTACTTTAAAACGTAAGGGTTATCTTACACTAAAGTATGCTGGAGTAGAGGCTGATGATATAGCCGCACTTATATGCCAAAACCGAGAAAACATAGGTGTAGATGAGATATGGATGATATCATCAGACAAAGACTGGGATTTACTAGTCGATGAAAAAGTCAGTCGCTTTTCGACTGTAACAAGAAAAGAAACAACACTACTAAACTGGGATGAGCATTATGACTTTGATCCTTACTACTACTTGACTTACAAGGCGTTGACAGGAGATAAGGGAGATAATGTTCCTGGTGTAGATGGTGTCGGACCAAAACGTGCAACTCAATTGATTGAGCAGTATGGAGACGTCTTTGATATTATGGCGAGTTTGCCACTAGAGGGTAAGTACAAATACATAGAAAACTTAAATGCTTTCGGTGCAGAAGGACTAGAAGCTGGTGTAAAACTCATGGATTTAACATACGATGTCGATGCAGCAGTGCTAGGACATGGACAAGAAATTATAGGATTGGTAGAAAATTATGTCAGTGAAGATAGATTATAGTAAAGATTCTCTCTTGGATGAGTTCGCACATGCAACTCTAAAAGATAGATACATGATACCAGGTGAAACATCACCTCAAGAAGCTTTTGCTCGTGCAGCAGAATGTTTTGCGGATGATGAAGCTCATGCCCAAAGATTATACGACTACGTAAGTAATCTATGGTTTATGTTTGCTACGCCTGTATTATCAAATGGGGGTACTCGTAGAGGATTACCGATAAGTTGTTTTTTAAATTATGTAGAAGATAGTAGAGAGGGCATAACCGAACATTTTACGGAAAATGCTTTCTTATCTTCTTTCGGAGGAGGTATCGGAGGTACTTGGAGTGATGTTCGTTCATCTGGAACAAAGACATCAAAAGGCTCAGAAAGTACTGGAGTTGTCCCTTTCATAAAAGTTGTAGATGCTGAGATGTTGGCATTTAGCCAAGGAGTAACTAGACGGGGTAGTTACGCAGGATATCTACATATGTCACACCCCGAGATAGAGGAGTTCTTAGATGGACGAAAACCCACGGGGGGAGATATTAATAGGAAGTTTACTAATCTTCATCATGCTGTGGTTGTACCTGACTCTTTTATGGAGCTAATCCATAAAGCAACAAAAGAAAAAGATTTTGACGACAGTTGGCCTTTAATAGATCCTCATACAAAAGCAGTAGTTAAAACCGTAAGTGCTAGAGCATTATGGGTAAAAATACTACAAAACAGAATGGAAACAGGTGAACCTTACCTAATGTTTGAAGATGCTGTTAATAATGATTTACCAGATTTTCAGAAAAGAAAAGGATTAAAAGTACATCACAGTAATTTATGTAGTGAGATTACTCTTGCTACTGACGAAGAAAGAACAGCAGTATGTTGTCTTTCTAGTGTAAATTTAGAGTACTATGATGAATGGAAAGACCATGGGTCATTTATCCCTGACTTAATCCGTATGCTAGATAATGTACTAACATACTTTATCGACAATGCGCCAAGCCAACTCGAAAGAGCAAAGTTTAGTGCGCAAAGGGAGAGAAGCGTAGGATTAGGTGCAATGGGATTCCATGCGTATTTACAGAAAAATGATATACCATTTGAAAGCGGTCTAGCGGGTGGTACAAATATGGAGATGTTTTCACACATCAAACACAAAGCAGACCAAACTACTAGATACCTTGCAATAGAAAAAGGTGCATGTCCTGATGATGATACAGCTTCTGTAAGAAATGCTCATTTATTAGCGATAGCTCCTAATGCAAGTTCTAGTATATTATGCGGTAATACGAGTCCAAGTATTGAACCTTTCAGAGCTAATGCTTATACGCAGAAAACAAAAACAGGAAGTAACTTAGTAAAAAATAAATTCTTAGATGCACTTATCAAAGAAAAAGTTAGTCCTGAACTGTATGAAGAAACTTGGTCTACTATTGTTGCAAACAAAGGAAGTGTACAACATCTTGATTTTCTAGACGATTGGAAGAAAGATGTATTTAAAACAGCTGTAGAAATAAATCAGTCGTGGGTAATAGAACACGCTTCAGTCAGACAAGAGTTTATCTGTCAGTCTCAAAGTGTAAATCTATTCTTTCCACCTGATGTAAATAAAGCAGACTTGCATAATGTACATATGTTAGCATGGGCTAAAAATTTAAAAACATTATATTACTTGAGAAGTGAAGCTATCAGTAGAGCTGATAATGTATCTAATCAAGCTAAAAGAGAGATAATCTTTGAGCAATCAGATTGTCTAAGTTGCGAGGGATAAATGGCAAACTTATTAAAAGAAAGAGAATATTACAAACCGTTTGATTACGGGTGGGCATTTGAAGCCTACAAAAAACAACAACAGATGCATTGGATGCCTGAAGAAGTAACTATGGCTGATGATATTAAAGACTATAATCAAAATCTTACAGAGGACAATAGACAGTTAGTAGATAATATATTTAGATTTTTTACACAAGCAGACGTAGATGTTTGCTGTGGATATGCTAAACACTATCTTCCTACTTTCAAAGCACCAGAAGTAAGAATGATGTTAGTATCATTTGCAGCTATGGAAGCAGTACACCAAGACGCATATTCATCTTTGTTAGAAACATTAGGTAAATCTGATGATATCTATCAAGAGTTTATGGATATACAAGAGATGGTGGAGAAGCATGAGTACTTATCCGATTTTAGTATGGACACTCCTCACAATATTGCCAAAACTATGGCAGTATATAGTGGGTTTACAGAAGGAGTACAGTTGTTCTCCTCATTCGCTATACTATTAAACTATCCTAGACATAACCTTATGAAAGGCATGGGACAGATAGTAACTTGGAGTATTCGTGATGAAACGCTTCATGTAGAAAATGTATCAAAACTTTTCAGAACATTCATATCAGAGAACCCTGAAATATGGACAGATAAACTAAAGTATGAAATCTATTGCGCTGCTGAAAGAGTAGTAGAACTAGAGGACAAGTTTATTGATATTTGTTTTGACAAAGCAGAAATACCCGACTTAACAGCAAAAGAAGTTAAAGAATATATTAGATATATTGCTGACAGAAGACTATTAGGTTTAGGTATGAAAGCTATATTTCATAGTAGTGTTAATCCTTTACCATGGATCGATACACAAGTAAACGCAGTTGAGCATACCAACTTTTTTGAAAACCGTGCTACAGAGTATGCTAAAAGTAGTACACAAGGCAATTGGCAGGACATATTTTAATGGCAACAATTACAATAGATGGAATTGAACATGATTCCGATAACTTCAATAAAGACCAACAATTACTACATCATGCTATAAATTACTGTGATGCTAAATTAGCAGAAACAGATAATCAACTTGCAGCTTTAAAAACAGCAAGACAAGCATATGTCAATGATTTAGGTAATAGTTTAAAAGAAGACTAATGGTTATATACATTGGGTACGACTCTAGTCAGCCTGAGGCATATGCCGTATGTGAGGCTTCCATACGTAAGTATAATGGAAGCCACACTATTAAACCTTTAATAAAGGACAAGATAGAGGAGTACTATAGACCTTTCCAAAATGAAAGTACAGAATTTGCTTTTACTAGATTCTTAGTACCCTTTCTATCTGATTATCATGGAAACGCATTGTTCTGTGATAGTGATTTTATGTGGAAATGTGATCCGCAAGAGATTACATACCATACAAATGAAACGCATGATGTATACTGTGTGCAACACCCAGACTTTTTAGTGCCATGTAAGAAAATGAATAAGAAAGTAAACAGTTCTTATCCGAAGAAAAACTGGTCATCATTAATGTATTTCGATAACACAAGGTGTAGAAGGCTAACTCCTACCTATGTAAACCAAGCCCCAGCGGGTGCGTTGCATGAAATGAAATGGGCTACTTCAATCGGTAGTTTACCTGCAGAATTTAATGCCATGGTAAATTACTATCAATTTAAAGAACCAAAAGCAGTTCACTTTACAGACGGTGGACCGTGGCATGGTATCAATGACAACCTGGAATACTCCCAAGAATGGAACAAAATTTACGAAAGCTTACCGAAAACAAATCAATAGTACTTGTTGGAAACTCTGTTGAGTTACTGCAGTATGATCTTGGAGAGTACATAGATAACTTCGATACAGTTGTAAGATTTGGTAATGGAATACCTGACTCTACTAATTCTGATAATATTGGTGAGCGTACAGATATTTGGGTTACTGGATTTTTAAGATACAAAAAGAGAAATAAGTTTCCAAAAGATTGTGAAGTACTATTCAATCGTTCTCGTGTGCATCTGGGAGACGATGCGGATGATAGACATGACATACGTTTTAAATATGTTGATATGTTTTCGGACAAAGAGCTTGTGTCGATATTCAAGTTAGTTGGAGCGGAGAACCATGTAGCTGCAGGTGCAAGGCCTTCAGCAGGTTTCATTGCAATTCAATATTTTTTACAGAAAACAAATTTTTCTACTCTTACATTGGTAGGATTTGATTTCTTTTCTAAGGCACTTCCAATTATCGCAGGTGCGAACAATCCATACAGTTGGCATATTCCTGTTAGCACAATCAACAGCAATCCCCATTCCCCAAAGGAAAAAGAGATTGTGCTTGATTTATATGAGAGAGGAATAATTGATTGGAAAATTTTGACTGACTTAAATGAGGGTTACTTAGACCTTTCCTAAATAAAATCCCCTTTCTACTAATTTTCCTGTGGTTGCTTTCTGCTTTGCAGTTTTTGTTAGTAACACTTCGTTCAATCTAGCGTTTCTAAAGTTTAGTGGTATCTGGTCTATAAGTCTTGTATAACAATCCCAAGGCACTGATAGTTGTATGCCTGTCTGTAAGTTTAGATAATCTTTTGCTAAAAATCTGTGCTGAACATCTATACTCCAAGACTTTCTTAACATTACATTATAGTCTAATAGTTCTTTTGCTCCTATAGCATCTAGCTCTACTAATGTATCAATCTTTCCATTTACATACAAAGGCGACCATGAATGATTATAGAATGTAAGTGCTTCAAAGAAAGCAAGATCTTTACACGCTATTAATTTAGTATCTACTGCAGGTCTATTACCATTACTTACTGGCATCTTTTGATTCATGAAGAATAAATCTTTATCATGAAACTCACACAATCTGTCATAGTTAAGTACCACAATTGATTTATCAACTAATGGTATGCTTTGATGAGATTTTGTAGCTATACCAAGTATGCCATAATAATTTGCCAAATGACTTTTATCGAATACTAAGTCTCTACTTAAAAATGAGAGTGAAGATTTGAAGAACTCTGCTGGTGGTATATCGCCTTCATCAATTGGTCTATTGAATATTCTATTACCATACCATACAATCATTCTCTTAGCAAGTCCACCTTTATCTTTCCAATGGTCTTTTAAATGAAAAGTCATTCTTGATATATGGTCTTCTCTCCACCACGATTCATAAATCTTAATGTTTTCAAAGTTATTTATCATCCAAGACACTTCTTTTTCTATCCAGTCTTCTTTGTGTATAAATAAGTGCAGACGAAATCCTGACTTATTCAGTAGAGAAGCTAAAGTGAAAAATGTCCAATCTTTCTTATATGTTGTTACTAGTTCTATCATCCGTTTTTTACCTTCATGTTCCAAAAGTTATTCAGGAACAGCTCTTTTCGTTGTTCTGCATCTTCATCAAAACTAAAGATTATGCCTGAGTTTTTTGCTGAGAATATCTTCATTAGAGATTCTTTAGCGTTTGTGTTAGCTATTGCATGGTAGATACTTTCATAAGTTAAGAGAGACTTTTCTCTATCCTCTTTTGTATGTGATACCATACTTAATTGTTTGTCTAGCATGAGTGCCATCAATCCCATTTCGCTATTAGGCATTGTTGCACACTCTTTGCAGTTTGCAAGAAGTTCAAAACCTCCTACCTTTTTATCGAGTACATTTTCTTCCCCGTAGTCTTTTTTCAGTTTTGCTATCCACACTTTCTGAGTGATTGGGTGTGGTTTAATTACAAATCCGTTATCAACAGCACGTCTTACTCTGCCCCAATGTACACATCTACCTTTTGTAATTAAGTTAGTACCTGGTAAAAATATTACTTTATCATGGTACTTTTCATTTACACCTAGAGTATATTTATTATGAAAGTTATTTACAATTTTTTCACACCTTTCATGGTCTATCTCTAAGTAAGGGTCTTTAACAATTGACTCCATTAGCCTATCATTAATTTTAATACTAGAAACTCTTATTAAAATACCGTTTCCTAAAAAATCTGTATACAACCATTTGTGTACTGTATTGAGAGCATTAGTATTAAACCATATATCGTACTGAAATTTTGCACCTCTATGAGAGTCATCAATAATTCTTTCCTTAAAAGCTTCTAGAGTATTTAGATCTTTTATAGGTCTATACGAAGACCCTGACTTCATAAAATGAGTAGGAATATCTCCCAAAGATTCCTTAATCGTCATGGCCTCCAAAGGTTTGCCTTTTCTTTTAAGTGCCATTTTTTAGGTCAAATATTTGTTTCTCTAAATTTCTCATTCTCTTTTCTGATTCTTCAATTGAATCATACAAAGCATGCATCATACTTTCCATCTTATTGTTAACGTATTCTGGTGTTATCTTTGTTTCTTTTTCAAATCCGCCTTCGCTTTTCATTCTTAGTTGCTTTCACTCCATTGTGAGCCATCCCAGAAGGAATATCCGTAGTCGTCTAGACTGGAAACTTCTGTGTCGAATAAAGTTCCCACCTGTGAGGCTGTTGTTCTTTCATATACAACAGTAGATGTATTAAATACTGTTGTGGTTAAATGATCTGTTGCGATCGTTGTGTCTGTAGTTCTTGTGGTATTGAAAGTAGTTGTAGTAGTTCTGCCTGTAGCAAATGTTGTTGTTCTACTAGTTTCATATCCTGTAGTTGTATTAAACGCTGTCGTTCTTGAAGTTTCTGTACTTCTGGAAGACCCTGTTGACCTACTTGAACCTGTGACATTTTGAGTATTAAAAGTGGTTGTAGTACTTTTACTCGTTCCAGTCGTTCTAGTTGTGACCGTACCTTGTGTGGTCGCAAACGTAGTTGTTGTTCCTCTATCTGTAAGAGTTGATCTACTTGATCCCGTTCCTCTGTCTGTTAAGAAAGTGGACGTAGTAGTTTTACTTGTACCAGTACTTCTACTTGAAGCAGTACTTGTAGTTGTATTAAACACTGTAGAAGTATCTCTACTAGATGCTGTACTTCTTTGTGTACCTGTAGTAGTGTTTGTATTAAATACTGATACAGTAGTTCTACTTGATGCTGTACCTCTGCTAGTAATAGTAGATTGAGTTGTATTGAATACTGATGTAGTAGTTCTACTAGATGCTGTACTTCTAGTTGTAATTGTACCTTGTGTGGTAGCAAATGTAGTAGTAGTATCTCTAGATGTAATAGTGCCTCTACTTGTTAAGCTTAGTCTTGAAGTATTAAATGTTGTTGTAGTATCTCTACTAGATGCTGTACTTCTTTGAGTGCCTGTAGTCTTAGTTGTATTAAACACTGTAGAAGTATCTCTACTAGATGCTGTACTTCTTTGTGTACCTGTATTTTTAGAAGTATTATATACTGTTGAAGTGTCTCTACTTGATGCAGTCGATCTACTAGTTAGTGAGGCTCTAGCTGTATTAAATACTGTAGTAGTATCTCTACTTGAAGCCGTCGATCTTGTAGTAATTGTACCTTGTGAAGTAGCAAAGGTAGTTGTAGTATTTCTACTTGTACCTGTAGATCTTGAACTAATTCTACTTGTGATATATGCTGTCTCGTAACTTGTAGACTGTGAAGTATTATCTACATAAGCAGTACTTGTTGTAAACGTAGTATTTCTAGTAGTAGCTTGAGTAGTGTTCGTACTTCTAGCAGTGTTTGTTGATACTGAAGTGTTATCTTCATATGCTGTACTTGTAATAAACGTAGTAGTTCTAGTTGTAGACTGACTTGTATTAGTACTTCTAGCAGTATTTGATAATCTTAATGTATTGTACGTAGTTGACTGACTTGTATTAGTGCCTTGTGTAGTGTTTGTACTTTGTACTGTATTAGTACTTCTAGCAGTATTTGATAATCTTAATGTGTTATAACTTGTTGATTGAGAAGTATTAGTACCTTGTGTGGTATTTGTACCTTGGGTTGTATTAGTATTTCTACTTGTATTAGATAATCTTACTGTGTTATAGCTTGTTGATTGTGTAGTATTAGTTCCTTGTGTAGTATTAGTACTCTGAACTGTATTAGTACTTCTAGCAGTATTAGATATTCTAACTGTGTTATAACTTGTTGATTGAGTTGTGTTAGTATTTCTACTTGTATTAGATAATCTTACTGTGTTATAACTTGTTGATTGTGTAGTATTTGTGTTCCTACTTGTATTAGATATTCTGACTGTGTTATAACTTGTTGATTGTGTAGTATTAGTACTTCTACTTGTATTTGTTGCTTGTGATGTACTTCTACTCGTATTTGTTGCTTGTGTAGTATTTCTACTTGTATTTGTTGCTTGAGAAGTATTATTTGTAAATGAAGTACTGTTTGTAAAACTTGTTGATCTACTTGTATTTGTAGATTGAGTAGTGTTAGTATTTCTACTTGTACCAAAACTTGTATTGTCTATGTAAGCAGTGATTCTACTTGTATTCGTATTTCTACTTGTACCAAAACTTGTATTGTCTATGTAAGCAGTAATCCTACTTGTATTTGTATTATTTGTAAAGCCTGTACTATTAGTAAATGCTGTTATTCTAGCTGTATTATTTGTAAAGCCTGTACTATTAGTAAACGCTGTGTTTCTAGATGTATTAGTACTAAAGGAAGTATTGAAACTAGTACTCGTAAAGTAAGAAGTAATTACTTGTTGTATAATACTTGTAGTTCTTGAAGTATTCTCTGTGATTGTTTCATAATATACTTCCCCTTCACTGTCCTCATTCTCCTCTTCAAATATTGTTATGTAAGTAGTAATTCTTATGCCTGGATATCCTGTAAATCTAGACGTAGGAAAACCTGCACCTGTTGCTCTAGTTGTTATATTTGTAAATGCTGTTGACCTACTTGTATTCGTATTTCTAGAAGTATTTGTAGCAAATGAGGTACTTCTCGATGTATTCGTATTTCTAGAAGTATTAGTACTATTTGTAAATCCTGTTGACCTACTTGTATTTGTTGCTTGTGAAGTATTATACGCAGTTGAGTTTGTAAATCCAGTACTTCGACTTGTATTTGTTGCCTGTGTTGTAGTATATGAAGTTGAAGTTGCAAACGTTGTATTATCTACATAAGCAGTAATTCTACTTGTATTTGTATTTCTAGCAGTATTAGTAGCAAAGCTTGTATTATCTATATAAGCTGTTATAAATGTAGTGTTATCTATATATGCTGTTATAAATGATGTGTTATCTACATAAGCAGTATTTGTCGCAAACGTAGTATTTCTACTTGTAGCAAACGATGTATTGTCTTGGTATGCTGTTGCTGTTATAAATGTAGTATTTCTACTTGTAGCAAACGATGTATTGTCTTGGTATGCTGTTGCTGTTATAAATGTAGTATTTCTACTTGTAGCAAACGATGTATTGTCTTGGTATGCTGTTGTAGTACTGAATGTAGTGTTAGTAGCAAATGTAGTATTTGTAATAAATGTGGTGTTTCTACTTGTAGCAAACGATGTGTTGTCTTGGTATGCTGTTGCAGTAGTAAATGTAGTATTTGTTCCAAAGGTTGTATTTGTAATATAAGTAGTAGTTCTACTTGTAGCAAATGATGTATTATCTTGATATGCTGTTGAAGTAGTAAACGTAGTGTTAGTAGCAAATGTAGTATTTGTAATAAATGTAGTTGTTCTACTTGTGGCAAAGGATGTATTATCTTGATATGCTGTTGTTGTACTAAATGTAGTAGTAAATGAAGTAGACTGAGAAGTATTTGTGCTTCTAGCAGTATTTGATAACCTAAGTGTATTATCTATATATGCAGTACTTGTAGTAAAGGTAGTATTGTAGCCTGTAGACTGTGTAGTATTAGTACTTCTAGCAGTGTTCGTTGCAAAAGATGTATTTCTACTTGTACTAATTACTGTATCATATGATGTAGTATAAGTAGTTGTAGTATTATATGCTGTAACTGTGCTTTGAGTTGTATTAAATACTGTTGTTGTACTAAAAGCGGTTGTTGTTGTAAATGCTGTTGTTGTACTTTGACTTGTATTAAAGGTTGTAGTAGTATTAAACGTTGTTGTTGTTGTATACGCTGTTGTTGTACTATGACTTGTATTAAAAGTTGTTGTCGTATTAAAAGCTGTTGTTGTTGTAAATGCAGTAGTAGTACTTTGACTTGTATTAAAAGTCGTGGTAGTATTAAACGCTGTCGTAGTTGTAAAAGCTGTTGTAGTACTTTGTGTTGTATTAAACGTCGTCGTTGTGTTGAACGTGGTTGTTGTAGTAAATGCAGTAGTAGTACTTTGTGTAGTATTAAATGTTGTTACAGTACTAAAAGCAGTTGTTGTTGTAAATGCTGTAGTTGTACCTTGTGAAGTATTAAATGTTGTTACAGTACTAAAAGCTGTTGTAGTTGTAAATGCGGTAGTAGTACTTTGACTTGTATTATATGTTGTTACAGTCGTAAAGTTAGTAGTTGTATTAAATGCAGTTGTTGTACTCTGACTTGTATTGTATGTTGTCGTTGTTGTAAATGCAGTAGTAGTATTAAATGCAGTTGTTGTAGCTTGTGTAGTATTAAACGTAGTTGTAGTTGTATACGCTGTTGTGGTATTAAAAGCTGTTGTAGTACTCTGTGTTGTATTGAACGTTGTCGTTGTTGTAAATGCAGTAGTAGTATTAAATGCAGTTGTTGTACTTTGAGTTGTATTGTACGTTGTTGTAGTAGTGAATGCAGTTGTAGTTGTATAAGCTGTTGTGGTATCAAATGCTGTTGTTCTACTAGTTTCAGTAACGTTGCCTGTGTTGAATGTTGTTGTTCTACTAGTATCAAAAGTAGTAAGAGTACTTTGAGTTGTGTTAAATGTAGTAGTTGTAGAGAAAGAAGTATCTTGTAATCCACTAATAGTACTAGTACTAGTAGCAGTATTTCTAGACGTCTCGTGTGTAACCGTAAACGGGCCTTCTAGACTTCCGCTATCGTTTACATAGACTTCATTGATTCTTCTAAGCGTACCATTATCATTAATTGCCAGAAAGGAAATTTGACGAAGCGTTCCACTATCATTAACATATATTGCCATGTCTTAACTCGAATATACGAACCATATATGACCATCCACAGTACCAGCAGTATTTGTAGGAGCGGTAGTCGTTATAGTTCTTGGCAATCTTGCCGAAGCCATAGTACCACTAGTAATTTTTCCTGTGGCTACTGCACCCTCAAAGTTTCTACTTGCATCGATGGCATCAGCACCATCAATCTTTAATCCTGAATCTTCGATATTAAAATCTAATTTTTGTCCCATTTTATACCTCTATTGTTGTTCTTATATATTTATAAGCCATTGTATCACCACTTGCTGGTGTTACTCTTAATCTTACATTACCGCCACTTATATCTGCGTCAAAAGATGCTTGAGCACCATTATCAAATATAGAAGCGTACTGTGTTAAATAAACTGTTGTTCCATCGTGAAATAAGAATATTTCTATAGCATGATAGTCTCCATCTGTAGAGTTAGTTACAGATACTGTGTACTTAGCAGTTCTAAATGTAGCTGCTGTAAAACTATCTAGTGTAAATTGTGCTGTTGAAGATGAAGTTCCTGTGCCTACATCCATACCAGCTACTTCGTCTATGTGAAGTTTTTGAACTGGGTTTGCATCTTGAATACCTAACTTACCTTTTACCTCAAGTATAGCACTAGTGCCACTACCAATATTGATATTAGCTCCACTAAATCCTATATTCCCTGACATGCTTTTACTATCAAGTGCTGCACTTGATAATTGTGTAGATGTTACTGCATTATTTGCAATCTCACTTGACCCAACAGCGTTTGCTGCTATCTTA